TTGGTCAATCTCAATTGATATTACTTTCTTTAATTCGTCTGCCATGATTATATTCTAACAAAGATACATTTTGTGAGTTTGTCTTTAACGTAGTTACTCACCTTTTCCCAATAGAAGTAATTCCCAAAGTGCGATATGTAAACGGGTTTGAACGGGTCATAGTTCTGAACGTCTTTAATATCCAAGTTCATCAGACATTCAATCGTTTTGCCTTTGTCGTTCATGTCGATAACCGTTTGATAGAACCTATCAATCAGCGTTGGAAAGTCCAAACTGTCATTGTTCCCGGCTTGTGCAAAGTATGCAAAGGTCAAATCATCGGTAGGGTGGTTTTCAGGTGAACTACCAGCGCGATAAAAGTTCACATTCTCATCAAATGGATTGACACGGTTTAACAGGAATACCCTATCGGCCAAACCGTTACTTGGCACATCCTCCTCAAAAACGGGTACATAAGGCGCGTTAACCGTCAAGAAACGTGTTCGTGTTGAACTTGCAGCAAAGTCGGACATTTTAACATAGTCTTTCTCAGGCTTCAAAGTTGTGTCTGCTACATTGATATAACCAACCGCATCGTACTTAGTTTCTTCATCCTCGTTGTACCTCAACGCATTGGTCTGTGCAAACCCTTTCAATCCGTAGTTTATGTTAATGTCATCAACGTGTAGTTTGTCGGAAAGGTCAATAGCGTTGATAGTGTTTTCCTTTATCTCATCGTAACGCCTTGCGGTAACCGTTCGAGTGCGTTCATCGGTATCATAGACCCATTGGTACATTCGCGCCAATTCCTTTAAGAACTCGCCTTGCTTCATGTCAGGCAAGTACAAACCTTTGGTCATGTAGTTCAAAGGAAACACACTGGCCACTTCTGCATTGTACAATAGCTGAACATTGCTTACGGTGTAGGTGCTATCCTCTTTTACTATCAAAGGTGAAAACGTAGGTGTTGACGTAAAGTATTCAAAGCGTGGTGCGAAGTAAATTTCACCCTCGTATTCCTCAACCTCAATGTCAATGGTTAACGAATAACTATTGATTCCCGTTGTCATGCTAAACGTTCCCAAGTTGTCGGTAACTATTCCGCTTTCCGTTGTTCGGTCAACGTAGAAAGTAATATCAACCGAGTTAGGGCTAGGTGGGTTATCAATCTCTAATTCCAAGTCTAAGGTCAAAGAACAGCTATCGGTTAAATTGAATCGACTACCATCCGTTCCGTTGCCTTGCAAAGCATCGTCAAACTCAACGCCCGAAGTGTAATCGGTTGTTGGCGCGTCAACACTTGCATCATCGAAAAACCGAAACGTAGCACCGTTAGGAAAGTCACCGACAATAGTAGTTTGGTCGGCATCGTTTCTGATTGTTGCTTCATGGTAGGTCATATCCTCACCACGCGTTCCAAGCTCTGAACAAAAAACCGCAGCTTTGTCGTAAATATCTTCGGTAGCTAAATCAGTAACAAACGTGTAACCCTGAACCTCGAATATCTTTTCGACCAGCGTCTTAATGTAGAACGATGGAAGCAATAAGTCCGTATGAACAGCAAACCTATCATTGGGTGTTGAGCTATAAATACGCATTGTATCAGCGTCACCGCATTGCTCAAACACCGCGTATATCAAGCCCTCCGTTTCGTTACGTAAATCGAATACGTTTTGATTTGTCCAAAAGTGGTCGTATTCAGACAATGGCAATTCACGCAACTCAAGGTCTTTAATCAAATCAAAGAACGAAGCGTTACCGCCAACAACTTGCAGTGAAAAGTTATTCTTTGAACTCATCACAATCGCGTAACCGTCTTGGATTGTTTCATAACCTTCTTGAATCAATGTGGCATCCAAACGTCCGTAAGGCTTCGCGCTATCGGTTTCAATCAGATTAGCGTTATCAAGTATGGTTTTGTTGTTCGGTGTTAACGGAATAGTGACCTCGTTCGTTCCATCCAAAAGAATAGTTGAGAAGTCACCAACTTTAGCCGCCTGTTTAGTAATGGCTATCGTTTGGTCAGCCGCAAGGTCTAACGCATCGTCACCTATTTTGATAATCAAATCACTCAAAACGAACTAGTGTAAAGTTTAGGCATCACTATTTCAAACTCAAGGTCGAACTTACTCTCGCCCGTGTCATACAACTGAAACGAACCCTCTTTCACAGTTACAACTATCTCATTGCTTCCGTTTATCCACTTGACCAAAGGGCTAATTAACAACTCTTTGATACCTATTACTTCTTGCTGGCTAAGTTGTTCGTAGCCTAGCTTAACCATCATGTAAGCATCCTTTTTCAACACGCGCTGTCTCGCATTGGCCGTTTGAAGATAACGGATAACAGGCTCGAACTTGTCCATGTCGGATGCTTCCAACGTATATTCCTGATGTCGCTGAAATACCCACGAATCAACACCACCTAACGAATTAAGCCACGCTAACTGCATCGGCTCTTCAGGCGTACAACTTACATAATTGACCCTTTGTTTTTCTGTTACTCTCATCCTGTAAAAGCTGCTGCAAATAGGTTAGTATATCCTTGAACCACATAACCACCATCTACATATCCATCTTCGATAACATCGCCCGTTTCTAGCCACACATCAAACGAATCTGACCCCGTGTTTGGTGTCCTTACTTTCAACTGATTAACGTAACCTTTGCCCGACACGCTCAAATTGGTGTCTGTTTCTGCTCCAACATCTACACCGTTCACATTCAAGTCCTGCTGATGCCGCTCTAAATAAACATCGGAGAAGTCCTCATCGTAAAGGAATGACAGCGTAAAAGGAAAGCCCTCGAAGTATGTAGGTGTTTCAAACATGGTCAAGAACTTAGCCTCCGAACCGTTCATATTCTTTGGCACGTAGTCTTTGAAGTTTTGGCCGATTCCATCCATTCCTAGCAATAAGTCACCGTCTATCTGTTTAGCTGCTGACAACCAATAATACACCGCATCGTCAACCCTTTCTGCCGTTGTTATGTCAATGTCCTCTGTCCCGTTGTTGAACGTTAACGACCAACCGTAACCAATATAGAAACTACCCGATATGTTCTCATTCGCCTCGTTTATGTTCGTTTGATTGGCTTGCGCTTGCGTGTTTAACAATGACCGCAACACGCCCGAAACATCGTAAATCAACAGCCCAGTACTGTCAGGCTTTGGATAAACCGTTTCAATCACATTGTCAGTAACCGCATCGTAAATGTTAATGAAAGCGCGGTAGTTCACAAACCGTTCCACGAAGTTAACACGACCCGAACCACCGTTCCCGATGAAAGGCGTGTTAATCGTTATGTATTGACCATTGACCGCATTGACCGTATAAACACCGTTGTACACGCCACTATTGACGTATATCTTATCACCAACGAAAACCTCCGCAGAAACGTCACCATCACACCAAACCGTTGGTAGTGTAGTTGAGTAAGCGTTACGGATAGCCGTGTTGTAAACCCCGTAGTCTTGGCGCGTGAACTCGAAGTTATACGGGTTATGTATTCCCGTCCATCTGCTGAACTTTGTCGAGCTTGCGAATAGCTTCTGTGGCCTACGTGTAATGTCTAAACTCATTCTAACTGCTTTATTTCCTTGAGTATATCACTTGTAAACACCACACCATAATAGGCTGTCACATCGCGTAACAATTGGTCATAGTTCAAATCCTCAAGTACGCTTGATATAGGTTTGTTCAACTTAGTTTCCCATCCTTCGCGGTGAATCTTGCGTGTTATCAAATACGCAACGCTGTCTTTTTCCTTGCCTTGTAAAGACGAAAAAGCAGTTTTGTACGTCATCCACTCTTTAATCTGTTCCAATAGCGTAGGGTTTCCAGTTTTCGCTCCCGAACTTGTTGGTTTACGTCCGTATTCTAACGCGCCTATGTTTTCCAACGCCCATACTTCCGCGCTGTCATCAGTAGCCTTTGCAGTAATGCTATCAGCCGTACGCCCTGACGCTTTCATTGGCTCTATGTTCTTGCGCAATTGCACAGACATCGTTTCGGCTAGTTTCAGAAGTAGGTCACGTTGTACGCTCATTAATCAACTCTTATAGTCTTTCCTTTTAAAATCCCTTGACAAACACATCCCTCAACAATCATAGTGCTATCTTGGCTGTAAGCCTTAAAACGTGTCCTAAACACATCATCTTCGCTACAATCGAAAAACCCATACCCACCAACTTTTATTGGATGATACCCAGCTTGTTTAATGGCTTTTTCTGCACCGTCCTTATTCGTGCATCCAATAAATAACAATGAAATAAACGTAATTAATAATGTTGTTCTCATGTTTAGAAAGGTTGAAAGGTTATCTGATAGTTTTTCTCTTCATTTTTGTCCTTGTGGTGGAAACGTTGCAACTCACCAAGCATAACGTCACCGTATTTCAACACAAAGCCGTTATCGGTCTTTATTCGCTGAATCTTAGGTACGTCCTCAAACGTCAACGGCCTATCCAAGTGTTCCGTCAATATCTTATTAACGACCTTACTTTCCATACGTTGCGCGTCCTTTAACAGGTTACCCATAACATGATGAACAGCTTTTTCTTTGTCCGCATCCATCTTCTTGCGCTTGTTACGCGCTGATACTTTCTTTGTTCCTCCCTTAACTACACGCATATCGAATCTGAATTTAGTGGCACTGCTGTAAAATTAAGACCAACACCGCTAGAATTAGCATCCAACTCATTAAAGGTGTCGGTGGTTCGGACATTGGCAACCGATTTGAAAACGTGTTCCCCATCGCTGTTCTTTAACATTCGCAATTTCAATATAAAGTCTCTTCGCATTGTTCGCATAGCGTCAACCATAACGCGATGCTGTTCGGGTGTCATGTCCAATTCCGATTTGTCAAGAAACAGCATGAACAAAGGATATGAACTATCGACCAAGCCGCCCTGATGGAACGTGTCATCGCTGATAATAGGCTCAATGAGTATTACCATCGGAAAGTTCGATATATCGCCTTTAAGGTTAGCCCACGCCTTAGTACCATGTACGAACGTAGGCTTTGGCGTTAGGTCGTTAACAACGTTCTCTATTAGTGTGACTATGCTGCTCACTTTTTACTTAGTATTCGGTTCAACTTTCTTTGATACGCGCTTTCCTCTGACGAATATCGTAATTCCAAAAGTACGGAATTATACGACCAATTGTAAATCTCTTCAATCTTGCATCCGTAACGTAGCGCAATGCCACGAACCAAACCGAACACACCGTACTTCGCGAAGTCCTTTATTCCTGCGCGTAGTTCCTCACTTTCGTATTGTGGAGATGGTATCTTTTCCTCTGATTCTCGCAGCTTGTTCAATTGGTCTGATAGCAACTTACCAGCACCAATGACATCGGGTAACGGCTCATTCAAAACCTTGTTGTACATTTCGTCTATATCTTCGTCTTCAATACCATCAGCAAGGTAAACAGCAACCATTCGACCTATTGCTTCTTCGTTATCGTACTTTCGACCTAGACTATCACAGTTTATTTTCCTTGCGTATTCCATGCGTCCGATATTATCAGGCACTACCTTACCGCATATCAAAGGATTGTCAACCGTTGGCACTTCACCAAGCTTTGCAATAGGTAACAGAATCGCGTTCAAGTAGTCAGCGTCTATCTGTTCGCATAACTCAACGTCAAAGCCTGTGATGGCCGCTAGTATCTTTGCGTCCGTGTCAGCGTCCTTTAACCTTAGGAATTGGCCGAAGGTGACCTCACTCCATTCATTAGGTATCTCAACCGATTGGCCGTTTATCTTGATAGCTGTTTTCACTTACAAGTGATTTCGATTGTAGTGCGTTCGTAAATGTTGCTTTCTACCTCTCGAACTTCACCAATAACATTGATACCATCAACAACATCAAAATCTTCGCATATTGTGAAATGAGTTATGGTGGTGTCGCTGCTATCTGTCATGTTGTTAATGTTCCATGTATCGAGTATCTTTTTCTCAACACAATCTTTACATTGTTTCTCACATCCGTAAATGGTCAACGCTGTTATCAATAGTATTATCTGTCTCATTAGAACTTTGCTTTTATCGGTTTACTGAAATTGTATTTATGTGGTAACTCGAAGTACATACGCATCATAAGCATATCGCGCCAATCGGGAGAGCGTCCTATATTCTCTTTTACCTTTGCCTTTGGAAGTACTCGCAGCTTTCCATCCTTATCTAAATCGTAGCTTTTCAACTGCTCCAACTCCTCAACTATTTCATCTTGCTCGTTTCCTGAAATGTCGGCTGCAATGTGAATAGCATTTTCGTTAATCTTCTCGGCCAACTTGTAACAGCATTGCGCCTGTAAGTTAAAATAATTTTCATCACCCATAGCTTTCGAGCCGTTGACAAACCCTGTGATTCCACAGTTATCAACAACACCACCACCTACACCATCCTCATCAGCAATAGCGTATTTCTTTGGAATCTGATATTTAACCCGTAACGCTTGTATGGTCTTTTGTATTTCAGTTGTTCGGCTTACTTCATACGAATATACCTCAATCAATTTAAAGCCGCTCCAAACGCCTACAATAGCTTTGTCGCTACCTAGCCTTGCAATGTCGGCTGTTATGTACTTAGCACCGTCCTGAACATGGTCATTATTGAATAACGCTAGAATGTCATCATAAGCACACAACACGTTCGGGTCATCGTCATACTCCCAATTACCGTAATATAGACGCTCCTTGCTGTTATTGTCAAGGCTAAGCAACGATTCTAAATAAGACGCTGGAAGGTGTGGGTTGTCCTTTGGTAACGCCTGAACGAACTTTCTAAAGGGTTTCAGTGTGTTGCCCTTGTTCGGCTCGTAAAACTCCTTGTACGTCCAGTTCTTTGCAGGGTTGCAAGTGCCTAGCATCTTCGGTATCAAACCGAACTCTTTTAGCTTGTAACGACAACGCGAAGCAACTATCTGCCACGCCTTATAAACAACTTGGTTACATTCGTCAATGAAAGCTCCGCATATTTCCAAAGAACCAAGACTGTCAAACTGTGGGTCGGATGGATATAGGAACAAATCCTTTAGAAGTATTTCGCTGCCGTTGTTCCACTTGATAACATTTGCCTGTGAATTTAGCGTGAATTGGTCTGTTATCTTCAACTCATTAGCCAACTCAAAGAATGTGTTTAGCGTTGTTTCCTTTAGAGATTTGAGCTTTGAACGACCCATTAACCAACGTGAACCCTCATACTTTTGGCACATCTCGATTAGCCATAGACAACCAAGTGCCGTTTTTCCACCACCTACATTTTTGCCCCCTCACATTTTTGCAAGGGGGCTAACTAGCCGCTCCACCATATAGGATTTCCTTAGTGTCGGAATCCTTTAGGTAGAACACGGCATGTTCTTGTTTTGGTAAAAGTTTCAAATTGATATGTGTTTCCAAACCTTTCGGTTTCCTATTTTTCTAACTGTACTAATGTGTATTCCGTACTCATTAGCTAAATCCCTTGTTGATTTAATCTTTTCGTCAAAGCACCTTCTAATCATCAACACATCTTTTTCGTTTAATTTTGAATATGGGTTGTTCGACCCATTGTTATTCTCAAGACCCAAAGCAAAAGAATGCTTTTTGTTTTCTGATTGAGTAACCCACTCTAAATTTCCAACATGATTATTTGACTTATTTCCATCTATATGGTTTACTTGCGGTTTTCCTTGTGGGTTTGGTATAAACGCATTTGCTATTAACCTGTGAACCTTTCTAGTGACTAATCTACCGTCAATAATTAGCCCAACTCTTCTATATCCTTTTTTGTCAGTTGCTGGTTTTAAAACCGCTCTTTTCCCTGTGTTTCTCCAATTATACGTAATTACCTCTCCTTTTGAATTTACGTAGTAATTTGTTTTCGGCACTCTTACTTCTTTGTTTTCCATGCTTCAAATATACAAAATTCAAATGATTTATGCACGGCTGATTCTTTCCTGCTTAGGTAGAAGTCTCATCAGGTTTAGTTCCGTTGCCGAGCGATATAACGTTTATTGACTCACCTCCGCTAGTGTGGTCTGTGTATTGCTGGTTTAGCTTCCTGTGTTCTTCCGAAGATGAAAGCAAACGCATGGC